TGTAGCCGGCACGTCACACTTCACCCCGTGCAGGACAGATTGGCTGGGTGACACTCCGCACTTCGGCAGCCAGCAGCTTCACCCAGCAGCTACATGGGGCGTCATGTCGCTACCGTCTAAGTTGTTGTTTTATAAGGAAATAATACCTTCAGCAGCTACAGCAGCGACATAGAAAGTAAAATGCAACAGGTACCATTTGAAAACACCCCTTCGCCCTTATGTTGCATTTTTACCACGTCGCTGCTGGCTGCTGGCTGCTGAAACAGCACCCGCCCGGAGTGCGGAGAAGCCCTAGGATGCTGCCCGAAGCGGCCCCCCTAAACTGAATTCCAAAACCTCCGCACCAAGGCTTCAAGTCCCACGAATGAACACATGCGAGCCTGAGTACGACGTGCCTCCCGGCCGAGGACTGTCCCAGTTCGCCTTTCCAGCATGGGTGCGCCCCGGCCCCGTAGACGGAGCACTGAGGGGCTAGATCGGGCCTTGGCTGCGTCAAACCATGGGGGCCGGTACTACCCTACCTGCCCGCCTAGCTGAGCTCGCCTTGACGGTTTGTACGTTTTGTTACAATCGGGTCAAAAGAAAGACCTCCGGGTGGAGGTCTGAGTGCGGAGGCCTTGGTTCTACGTTGTGAGCCTCTCAGCGATGAGCGCTGCCCGCGCTGCGGTCCGCACCTCGCTTGCGTAGGAGATGGGGCGACCCATCTGGTGGAGCCATTCCTCGGCCTCCTTTACGGTCGCCGTAGCGAGCCATGTGTTGCGCATCGCTAGCGCGAAGAGCTGGGCCTTCTTGTCTTCCATGTCAGTCTCCCAACCATTCGGCGAGCAGGACGTCGCCGACAACGATGATGACGTAGGCGGCGATGATGCAGATGATGATGGTAAACATTCGGTACTCCGTTGGATGAGGTGAGGAAGGGGCGCCCCTTGCGGAGCGCCCCGAGGATTACGCCTGGACGAACCGGATGTAACCGGCGCGATAGGCGCGACGCACCGTGCGCGACGCGACAAGCTTGGTGTCGTACACCGCCTGCACCGACTTACCGGCCAGCTTGACGAGCGCCGACCACTGACCGTCGGTTACGCCAGCGGGCGAGCCAGTGACACCGGGCACCAGCGTAACGACGCCGGTCTTGGGGACCTTGCCGGTGGAGGTGTCGTAGCCGTAGACCCGGGCCTTTTTGAGGTTGACGCCCTTGGCGGTTTTGACGACACCAGCGGCAACCAGCGCGGTCGGGTTGGCGACCTTGCCGAAGTTGACCGCACGGGCCGCAGCGACCGACGGGGCACGCGCGACGACCGGAGCACGCGCGACGACCGGAGCCGTGACGGGAGCCGACTTGACGGCGAGGTTGGACTTGGTAGACATGAAACTCTCCTGTAACAAACTGCCCGACCCGGGCGAGGGGTGGAGCCAGCGGCCCCACAAACTGAACTATACACGAAAACGGGTCGTGTGCGCGTCCAGGCGAATCTATTTGGCAACAGTGGGTAACAGAGTCTGCCTACCACAGTTCGGGGTCAGTTGGCAAGTCCTATATCGTAACAGTATGTAACGGAGCTCGGAGGTCGGCGCGCAGCGATGTTAGTGGGTGGACACTTAGTGCGGCGACCCTAAGTGTGCAGACACTTCGATGTTAGTGCGCGACCACTTAGTGCGACGACCCTAAGTGCGTGACCACTTAGTGCGACGACCCTAAGTAAGCGGACACTGCGCTGTTACATCTGGCCGGGGCAGTCAAGTTAGTAGGCGCCCACTTCGCGCCGGGCGCCGGCCTCGCACCATCTTGGTGCCCGAGGGGCAGGGTCGGTGCCTGCACCACGTCAGTGCACTGAGCATGGAGCGCGTAGTGTGTTAGTGCTTACTACCACGCACGTCGTGCTCGGTGCGCGATGCGTAGTTAGTACACACTTCGCTGACGATGTTAGTTAGTGGACACTTCGGACGACGAACAGGCAGGGGGGTGTGAGGCAAGGGCAGGGGGCAGCGTGAAAACAAATATCATGGAAAATTGACCTCCGATAATCCTGCACGACTTCGGCCGAAATGACCTTGCGCGGAGTGCCCGGTTGACGGTATAATGGGCCTATGCTTCTAAAAATTTGCTCCAAATGCAAGGTTCCGAAGCCCTACGACCCAGACGCGCCACATAGAAGAAAGGCCTCCGGGTTTCATTCGGACATCTGCTGGGAGTGCTACGCCCCAGATAGGAACGCCTATAGACAAAGATACAGCCAGGGCAAGCGAAGAGCAAAGGACATAGTTCACGTCGCCAAAGGTCGGGCAAGGGTAGCTCTAAGAAAGAGCGAGAAACTACTTAGAACTCCGCCCTGGGCCGATCTAAAGAGGCTTGCCGCCATTTATCAAGAAGCAGCTCGTTTGGGGAAGGTTGTAGACCACTGCATCCCGCTGCGTGGGGAGCTCGTAAGCGGTCTTCACGTGCACGAGAACCTACAGTTGCTTACGACAAGCGAGAACGCGAGCAAGGGAAATCTCTGCACGCCCGCAGACTTGCAAATTGAGGCGGATATGCTTACAATGCGCGTATGGCGAGCGAACCCTCAATTGTGCCCCTGGACAGCGAAGATGACGGGACTTTGCGTCGGTTAGCTGACCGCCCCCGCCCGTACCCCATCCCACGTAGTGTAGGTCGCAGGGCCGTCGAGAGAGCGTTTCTCAACGCCTTCGAGCTGATCGGGGGCGTGCCCCGTCTGGTCCTATGGGCAGACGCTCACCCGGGAGATTTTTATAAGCTGTATGGGCGCCTCTTAGGCGGTCCCCCGCAAGATCAGGCGGGCAACATCACAATAAACATCGAATGGGCTGGGCCAGACCGACTGTCCTACCAGAAGACAATCGATGCCATTGACGTATAAACCGAGGGAGGCGTTCCTGCCCTTCCACAACCGCCGACAGCGGTGGGCGGTGCTCAATACTCACAGGCGCGCGGGGAAGACGGTCGCTCTGGTAAACGACATCATAGTCGGCGCCCTCCAGTGCCAGCTGAGGAAGCCGCAGTTGGCGTATGTCGGCCCGACGTTCACGCAGGCCAAACGTATCGCCTGGACGTATCTCAAAGACTACGCCGAGCCGTACATGGCGAAGCCGCCCAGTGAGAGTGAGCTGAAAGTCACTCTGCACGGAAACAGGACGATCTACTGCCTCGGTGCGGACAACGCAGATTCTCTGCGGGGCATGTATCTCGATGGCGGCGTGGGTGACGAGTACGCCCTGTTCCGCCCCTCCGTGTTTTCGCAGGTCATACGCCCCTCTCTATCAGATAGGAACGGGTGGTGGGTCTTTGCAAGCACTCCCAGGGGCAAGAACCTGTTCTACGAAGAGTACAAGCGAGGACTGAAGAATCCAGACGAGTATTACACCCTCGAACTGAAGGCCAGTGAGTCGGGAATCCTGCCGCCGGATGAACTGGAGTCTCTGCGCAGAGACCTAGACCCGGAGGAGTTCGCTCAAGAATACCTGTGCAGCTTCGATGCGGCCCTGAAGGGGGCGATCTACGCCGACGAGGTGAACCGGCTGTTCTACGAGCAGAGAGTACACACCGGCCTGTACGACGCAGCGCTCGAAACTCACGTCGCATTCGACCTGGGGTTCACTGATGCGACGGTAGCGATCTGGTGGCAGGAGCACCGAGACGGGACGCTGCGGGTTGTCTGCACTGAGGCCACTCAGGGCAAGGACATTCACCACCACATCGACCGCATCCAGCAGTTCAGCGGTGAACTTGGGAAGGTGTGGCTTCCCCACGACAGTCGCGCCAAGAATCTGCAGACGGGGCGGTCCATAGTCGAGCAGTTCATTGACAACAAGATACGGCCCAGCATCGTGCCGATGCACAAGGTACGCGATAGGATCGCGGCCACTCGCAAGATGTTCACGCGCGTACACATCGACAGTGAGGACGAGGGGTGTACGGAGCTGATAGAGGCCCTCAAGGGGTACCGCCGCGAGTGGGACGAGACTTACATGATGTTCAAGGACCAGCCTTTGCACGACTGGTGCAGTGACTACGCCGACTGCTTCGGGTATATGTGCGTCGTGGCTGCCCCGAAGTTCGCGGGTACGAGCGCCGACATGTCAACCGACCGTAGACCCACGTACCACGCCCCTGAATTCAACCTCTCGAATCTGTTCGCGGACAACGAGGCGCGGAGACACACCATTAGGAGAATCGCATGAGCGTCGTAAACTCTGCCAGCCCGCTGTCTGGTTCCCCCACAATCGCGGACCCCAAGAAGCTCACGCCGTGCGAGCTCTG